GGCCAGAGGCGATGGCCTCAGCCAGTTTCAAGATAGAGGCGGCCAGATCGGGAGCCTCAACGGTGATTTTCATTTCCATCATGGATGTCATCCTCCTTTGTGTTTTCTTGGCAGTCACATTTCTCTCCGGGGTCCAGGTTGGCCCCGCAATAGGGACAGGTCCAGTAATACGGCATGGCTTACTCCTCCAAAATGCTTGTCCAGTAGTCAAAGCGGTCCATGACCTTTGTGGAGTGCTCCGTGTGGTATGTACCGGAGGCCCACAGCTTTTGAGCACCGGAGGGGCCGCAGTTGTAGGCCATGATGGCCATTTCCGGGTCCCCGTAGGCGGTGAGGTAGTCGGAGAGGAACAGGACACCGGCCTCAATGTTCCCGGCTGGTGTCATGGGGTCAATGCCTTGCTCCAGGAGCCACCCATGATTGACCTTATTGATTTGCATGAGGCCATAATCATTGGTGTTGCTGGTGGCATCCGGGTCAAAGCGGCTCTCCACATCGGCCACAGCCAGCGCCAGAGCGTAGGGGACGCCGTACTCCTCACAACAGGCCTGCATGGTCACCTGGAGGTCATAGTCCAGGAGGTTGCCGTCTGTCACTATGTCATCCCGCCAGAGGACCTCCTCCGTGGAGGGGACCTCACTGGGCTCATTTGTAGGCTCCGGCGTGCTGGTGCTTTCCTGGACCGGCTCCTGGAGAGTGGGGGCCGCTTTGTCAGCAGCCCTCACCCCCACGCAGTAACCGGCGGCGAAGATAGCAGCGCATACCAGGGCCAAAAAGATGACCGGGCGATAATTGGGGCGGCGTTTTCGCTTAGCAGGCCTCCGGGTTGTTTCATGGGTGGACATGGAGCTCACCCCTTAATTGGTGATACGGCGGAAAAGCTCCTCCGCCAGCTCACGGGTGCTGTACTGCTCCAGAGGGTTGGCGTCCTCAGCCTCCACAGTGAGGGAGGAGGGAATGAGGAAAGCGGGGCGGGACCCGTAGGCGTCGGTGCAGTCGCTGCGGTAGACATTGCCATTGGTGTACAGGCCCATCACCCACTTGTCATCCTCATTGACCTCCGGGGTGCTCCAGGGGGTGACGGACCACTCAAAGCTCTCAGGCAAGGGCAGAATGTCATGGTACTTGCGGAGCTCATCCAGGGTGAGCGGGGCCACCTTGCACTCACAGGTGCCATACTCTTTGGAGCCATTGAGAGCGGTGAGGTCCACAGTGCGGGTGATGATCTCATCGGGGTTGCCGTCCGTGAGGCTCCGCAGATAGGGGCCATTGAGATGGGACCGGAGAGAGCTGGCGGCAAAGTTGTTGGAGCTGCCAAAGGCGTGGGTCATCTGGTCCAGGTGCAGCATGAGGGTGCCGTCCTTGCGGTGCTCCAGCACCAGGCAGGGCTCTCCGTGGTAGTCCACGGTCTTACCGGGGGCGATGTTCAAAACAGGGGTTTTCATTGGTATGTCCTCCTTTGTTATTCCTGGGCGCTTTCAATGCTGGAGATGGCCTCATCCAGAGCATCCACAGCGCTGCTCATGTTGTCCACGGCGGCGTCTGCCGCCTCATACCTCTCAGAGCCCTGGAGGTTTTCCGGCATGTTATCCCGGTATTCTTCCTCCTCCGCCTGGAGGTTTTCCAACAGCTCTTTGGCCTCCTCAATTTTGGAGATGACCTCATCAAGAGCTTTGCGGCGTGCTTTGTTCATGGGCTCCTCCTTATTGGTCGGTTTCGTCCTCATCATCGTCCCCAGAGATGTCAATGAGGCTTTCTGCCTGGACGATGATTTCAGAAACAATCTGGCGGATGGGCAAGCCGGTCTTGAAGCGGAGCCGCCGGACAACTTTCTCCGCCTCCGGGGTGAGCCGGACGGTGCCGATGCACTCATCGGTGCGGGTCTGGGTCCTCAAAATAATGGGTTTCATGTTGTGCCTCCTTTGATTTGTGAAAAGCGGTGACAGTTATGGCCTCAGCGGCTCTGCTTTCCCCTCCGCTCAAGTTCCTGCTGCATCCTGAGCTGGGCAAGGGTAGCATCATACTGCAATCGCTGGTCCGGGAGGCGGACCCCAGAACGGCCCCGGCGCAGTTCCGTGTAGAGCGTGGAGAGCGGCACATCAAGAGCCGCCGCCATGTCTTTGACCGTTTTGCCTTGCTCCCAAAGCTCCTGGAGCGTCTGCCGGGCCTGGAGCGTTGCGAAAGCGTAGCTCGCCATTGATTTCACCTCTTTTCTGGCATAAAAAAAATTAGCTTGCGGGGTGCCATGTATTTCTACATGGACCCTGCAAACTAATCTTAGTGGTTGCCTAGCTAAAAGTCAATAGAAATTTGCATAAGTCAAGAAAAAACAGCAAAGAGCATAAATAAAAAGCGCCCTTATTGGGCGTTTTCACAACAAAATAACATGGCAAGCCAGCCGGATGGGTAAATCTCATCCGGCTGCTTTTCTTATTCCCTGTCAGGCGGAGAGGAGCTCTTTTTCAAAGAGCGTGGCCGCAGATTGCCACCCCAGCAGCTTGCGGGGGTAGCTGTTCACCCATTTTTCTGCTGCCCTCACTTCCTCCGGCGTCACGGTGTCAAAGCTGGTGCCCTTGGGGAAAAATCGTCTAATCAGCCTGTTCATGTTCTCATTGGAGCCCCGCTCAAAGGCGCTGTATGGGTGACAGAAAAACACCACGGTCCGCTTGCCCTTGCGCCGGTGGGCGGCCTCTATGCCCTCGAAGTCCTGAAACTCACAGCCATTGTCCACAGTGATTGACTTGAAAAGTTTATAAAACAGCTTGCCAAAACGGCGCTCCAGGCGGTTGATGGCCTTGACCACGCTGGCCGCCGTGTGGTCCTCCAGGAGCATTACAATGCCCATTCGTGTCCGGCGTTCCGTGAGGACCAGGAGGGCTTTTTTGGAGCCTTTGCACCCCATGATGCTGTCCATCTCCCAATGGCCAAAGCTGCCCCGTCCTTTGACCTCCTGGGGGCGGGTTTCAATGCTTTTTCCGTGGGAGCTCCTGGCGGCCTGCCGTTTGCTGTTTGCGGCATAATGACGGCGGCCTTTATTGTGCAGGTGGTCCGGTGTGAGCTGGAGGAAAACATCTCCCCGGTAGATATAATTATAAAGCGTGTTTTCACATATCACGGTATCATAGACCTCTCCGTTGTTTCTGATCTCCGCCAGGGCAGCTCCAGGTGCAAAGCCATGGACCATGACAAGCTCCTCCAGCCTCCGGGCCAGGGCGTGGTCTTTTCCAATTTTGAGGTCCCGGCCTTTTTCTTTTAGAAACTCTCTGTATCTCCGCTCAGCCACCTCCGGGCAGTAAACCTCTATAAACTCATAGCCAGAGGTCTGCTGGACACAGAGGCCCCGGTTGATCTCATAGTAGATGGACCGCTCACACTTGCCCAGAGCGCTGGCAATGGCGGCCTTGGTAAATCCCTTTTTGAGCATCCGCTCCAGTGTCAGGCGTTGGTCCCATGTAAAATGCTTTGCGTCCTTGTGGTTCATGCTGCACCTCCAAAAATGAGAAAAGCGGGGCGCTGCCGCCCCGCTCTGATCTGCCGTTTATGCTGCCATGTACTGCTCCAATAGCTTGACCGTGGCCTCATCTGTCAGGATGTCACCCAGCTTGCAGTCAAGCGCCAAACAGAGCTTGAGGAGGGTGGCTAACTTGGCATTGTTGATGTCTTTGGCCCCTTGTTCATAGCATTGGAGCGTCCGCACATTGAGCCCAGTGGCGGCGGCCAGCTGGGATTGAGAAAGTCCAGCGGCCAGGCGGGTGTTTTGCAGTCTGCTGTTTTTCTTGGTGTCCATCATGCTCACCTCCGTTGCCCTCATTATACTACTTTAGTTGTATATCGTCAAGAAAAAAAGATGCCCGGATTGCTCCAGGCGTCTTTTAGTCCTCTGTCTTGCTTTTCCGTAGCCGGTCCGCCAGTTCCGCAAGGATGGCCACATCCCGCTCATCCAGGCCAGATACATTCACGGTATGTAAAGGCTCCATGCCCAGCAGATAGTCCGTTGAAACAGAGAACAGCTTGGCCAGGTCAACCAGAGAGGATGGGGACGGCGTAGAGAGCCCTTGCTCCCAGGAGTTGACGCCGTTCCTGGTTATGTTCAACCGCCGGGCAAGGTCTGCTTGCGTCCAGCCCCGTGCCTGCCGGAGTTCTTTTATCCGTTCTGCTATCACCAGCATCACCTCCATAATGTCAATTATATTGTGCTCTTTTGATATGTCATTGTCACTTTAGGCTCCAATACTTGACACAATGAGGGCCTAACCTTACAATGGAGATACAAAGGAGGCGATGCCACATGTTGTTTGGCAAAAAGAAAAAGGACCTCCCCGCAGGGGTCCGCATGATGCACTATGAGGGCCTGAGAGGCTTTTCCCAGGATGGCCCGTGTTTTATGGAGCAGACTGAGGCCGGGCTGGTGTTCCAGCAGGTAAATGGCCCAGCTGCCACGCTCCCGCTGGAAAAGGTGACCGGCCTTGAAATGATGCCAGAGCGCAATTTCATGGCCCGGTATCACGGCACAGCAGCCACCACAGCGCATGGCAAGGCCGTCAAGTGGTTTGCCGTGTTCCATTACACCGCCCAGGATGGGGAGCGGATGCTGGCTTTTTGGTATCTTGAGCCCAAAACCGGAGATGCTTTCCGGGCGTTGTCCGCCCAGATCGGGGCAGCCGCCGGGGACTATACCCTGTAAAGAGAATAAAAAAAGCCGGAGAGGTTTGACCCTCTCCGGCTTTTTTGCACTTATTCAATCTTTTTCTGGTCAAGCTGGGCAATGGCCTCTTTCAGCTTGTCAAAGCCAAACATGGCCGCATAGGCCACGAAAAAGCCCAGGACCACAGCGGCCACAATCATGTACCAGACGATAGCCACGCCCTTGATTTCACAGTAGGCGAAAAATGCCGCCAGGGTCAGGGCCATGGCGATGAGCACCGCCAGGATGTTGGTGGGCAGCTTGTCCCAGGTGAGCTTTTTGAGCACCTGGGTGATGATGTTGGTGACCACCACCAGGATGCCCACGATGCTGAGAATAACGGACCAGTCAAAAATGCTTTCCATGAGTTTATCCTCCCTTTTCTATGTTACCCCACAAGGGTGAGGTCCTTTTTGTTGATGGCGGCAGTTACCACGCCATTCTGGCCAATGACCGCCCGGTCACCGTCCATCTGCATGACGGTGTAGGTGTTGTTATAGACAAAAGAGGCCAGGCTCCCGCCGGTGTAGGTCTTGGCTCCTTTGTTGACCTTTACCTTTGCGCCCACGGTGATGGCACCATCCACCTGGATGTCAGAGGCGTCCACCCAGCCGTAGACGGTGGAGCCGCCGCCCGCCACTTTGATGAGGTGGTAGGGGTGCTTGGCGTTCTTTGCCACGGCGGTGACTTTAGCCTTGCCGGGCTTACAGGCGGCCCCATTGGTGGCGTTGGAGCTGACATAGTGCTTGGTGCCGGTAAAGGTCACTGTATCGCCCACAGAGGCCTCCAGAGAGCCACCAGAGCCGGGGGTGCTCGAGGATGTTCCCCCGGTGCCTCCGCCCGTAGAGGCCCCCGTGTAGTCCACATAGGGGAGCTTTCCGTGCTTGGTCCAGGTGCGGGTGTTGTAGCCTGCCTTGCTGCCGATGTTCCCAACAGCGGTGATCTGCACTTTATTCTCCCACTTGGGGGTACATTCCACAGCCAGGCCGTCCCCAATATAGATGCCGATATGGCCGGACATCCAGACGGCCTCACCAACAGCCATGTTGGCCCAGCCGGTGGTGCTCACGCCGGTGCATTTGGTAATCATGGTATCAGCGCCGATGTCGGGCACACCATTGACGGCGTAGGACGCCCCGCCATAGGTTTTGGAGGCGTTCCCGTTCCAGCCCCAGAGGATGCCCTTGATGAGATTAACGCAATCAAAGCCATAAACAGGAGGGCTCTGATTGGCGGCGGCCTTAATCATGGCCGTGCGGTCCGGGGCCTTATTGTAGGAGTGGTTGGTGCAGTAGCGGCTCACATTTCCCCCGGTCAGCGGGGCCCCAAAGCAGCCCATCACATACAGGGTCTTGTAGTTCTTGGCGATGTCAACCGCCTTGTCAACCAGTTCCTTTGCGGTCATCTTACTCAATGCAATCTCTCCTTTACTTAATCTTTCAGCACGATTTCCGCCACACGGACAGCGACATCCGCTCCATACTTGTCCGCAAATTGCTTGAGAAACCGTTGGGCGTATTTGGCCCGGTTTTCATTTTTGGCTTTCCAGAAATAGAAACCGCCCCAGGCCCCGTTGGTCAAAAGAGAGGCCCCCGCAAGGCCCGCCAGGGCGGTCACATCATAGCCCAGGTAGTTGGTGACGATAGTGGCCACACACAGCAGGACAGAAATGACCACATGGGCCCAGAGCAGCTTTTTTGAGGTATCTATTTTTCACGCCCTCCTTTCCAGTTCCGCCAGAGGAGCTCTACCATGCCCAGCAGGGCCAGGAAAACCAGCCTCACGGCGGGCCTCAGTAAATGGCTTTGACGCCCTGCTCCGTCAAAAAGTCTTTCTGTTTGTGCTTGACCTTGCGGGCATATTCCAGAGCGGCGTGCATATCCCCATTACAATGGGCATCGGGGATGCGCTGGACAGCCACGGCGGTGGCCTCTGCCAGCGCCAGTGCTGCCCGGGTGTTCTGGATTAGCAGGACCTCGTTTTGTTCTCTTGCGGCCTCCCTTGCGTCCTGGATGGCCTCTCGTTTGGCAATCCGGCGCTGGAGCATCCAGGAACAAAAGGCCGTGATCGCTGTGGGGATGCCCAGCAGGGTGAGCAGGCTCCCCACAGAAAGCTCAATAACCATTGGGTCCGCCTCCTTTACTTAATGAGTTCCCACTGCCACAGGCCAGGGGTGCCAGGGGCCCAGGTGCAGGGCACCATGTCACCGCCCTCAGCCACCTTGTAGATGTGGCCCTGGTAGCTGAAATAAACACCAGCGTGACAATCCATCCCGTACACCCAGGGGATGGGGTCCTCAAGGGTTCCGGCATGGCTCTGGTCAATGGGGCGGTAAACCGCCAGCATCCCCTCACCGTGGGGCGGCTGGTGCTCCTGGGGAGTGACGCCGCCAGACTGCACCACCCGATAGAGGACGGTGCCATCCTTGAGGATGGTGCCCTCCGCCAGCTTTTCACCAGCGGCCAGGACATCCTCCCACACGGGGAAAAGGTCCGGCATCTGGAGAGCCTGGGCGTCCGTGATGGTCGTGGCGGTAGCGCAAAACGCCATAACCGCAATCTGGGCCTGGGCGTTCATGGCCTCAGCTTTGGCCGCTGCCTCCCGCTGTTCCCGCATAGCTTTCACACTGTCCTTTTTCCATGTAACTGCCATTATTGAAAAGCACCTCCAATGCTGGTAATGTAGCCGCCGGTGCTGCTGGAGCCCCGGCTCACATTGACCTTAAAGTTAAAGGCAAAGCCGTTGGTTGCGGTCTGGTTGGTGAAAACATGGTTGTTGCCGTTCTTGACATCCTGGGTGGCGTCCTCCCAGACAGGCTCCGTGTCCTTGGCGTTGTTGGTCACAAGGACCTCCAGGTCAGCGTCCGCCGGAATAGAGCCCAGCACATTGAGCACCATGACCGTGATGAGGTCATCCGCATCCATGGGGGCCGCCAGGGTGATGGAGGCCTCATAGACGGCCTTGGTAAATGTCACGGTGTAGGGGGCGCTGTCTGCCTTGCCGTCATTGGCCACCACCTTGATGGTGTGGGCCCCGTTGAGGACCTTTTGCCAGTTGGCAGCGGTGACACACTGGACGGTGTTGCTCTGCCCCAGGGTGGCGGTGTAGGTCCGCTTGAGTACATCATCCAGATACTCTTTGACCGTCACCGTGTCCTTGTCGGCATCATTGACGGTATAGGTCAGATCAAAGCCGGTTTCCTTGGTGCCCAGATCGCTCCCGGAGGCCGTGGAGCTGGTGATGACCGGCAGGGCGTTGTTATCCACTGTCCGGGTTTCGCTGGTCACATAGCCGCTGGTGGAGTTATAGGTGTCATAGGCCCGCACACGATAGGCCACCGTATTCCAGCCGGAGGTGATGGTGTCGGTGTAGGCCAGAGCGCTGCCCTTGTAAATCTGGGACCAGCCGCCACCATCCACCTGGCGCTCCAGCTCATAGCCGCTGAGGTTGCCGTCACTGTCAGAGGCCGCCGTCCAGGAAATGGCCAGAGTGCTGCCGCCTCTCACAATGGCGGGGACAGTCAGGCC